ATTTTTCTATCTAAACTAGATCTTAGTTTTTTCTCTACAAAATCTACCGCCTCTTGCCTTTGTTCTTCTGTTATTTGAAGCTGTCCTTTTTCGTTGTAAAATATAAGCTTACCTTCATTCATTTTCTTTTTAGACTCTTCTAATAAGTTCCCGTCGCTATCAACTAACTGGTCAAAAGATAATTTAAATCCATTTTTACCTACCGTCATGTGATCTGCGAGGATACTTGCGGCTGAAGGGTCAATATTTGTTCCAACGATTGCCTCCGCATACTCTCGTAAAGATGATGTTACTTCGTTATTATATAACTTAACAACCTCAGGGTCTAGGTTGCCTGAAGCAATATCTGCAATACTCACTTGAACTTTAGTATTGTCGGCAGTGGTAACACTAAGTGTGCCTAATGAATCAACCACTTTATTTACCTCTCCATCTAAGTCAACATTTAGTATATCAGCATTAGACATTTTGACAAGCTTAGAGGCATCTATAAAGTCCCCTGTTTGTGTGGAAGCCACTAACTTATCTCCATCTGAAATTAGTTTAGATACATTTACTTGTCCTGTGTTAGGGTCAACAAATGTGCCATGATCCTTAAAGTTAGTATAAGCCTCCATGTGACCTTTCAAATCAGCTAATAACACACTAGACTTTCCAGTTCTTATATCTTCAATAGCTTTATCATAATTAGCGTTAAAATTTTTAGCCGCCGTAAACATTAAGTCTGTGCCTTGTTGCAGGTTCGCTCTTCTATTATAATATTCTCTTTCAGATATTTCACGGTTTTTTAAAGCACGCAAATCACCAAGAGCTTGGTTTTGTGCCTGCTCTGAAAATTCAGATATAAACCTATTTGCTTCTGCGTATTCTCCTTGAGGTTGGTTGAGAAGCTGTTCGCCTCTTTCTTTTTCCTGTTTTAAAATGTCAGCTTTTCTTGCTTGCCTTTGTGCTTCACCTTCTCTGATGGAGGAGGCCATTTCTTTTCCAATGGCTCCCCAATCTAAACTACCTCGTTGCCGTCTAACGTATCCGTAACTCATGCCACTGCTGTGTTTCCTTGTATACCCGCCATACCAAAGGGATTAAATGGTTGAAATATTTCAGGTTGTTGAATGATTTGGGGTTGTATTATTGGATTTAAATCTGGGGTCATTAAGGTTGGGTCAATAAAGTTTTGTTGCGGCCGCGTAGGTCTTATAATTTGTGCTTGTAAAGCGCTTTCATTAAAAGTTACATTTGGATCTACTTGCGATTGTGTAACAGCAGCAGTCGGAGCTCCCGCAGATTTATCAAAAGGATTTTGATTTGATATAAGTTGTTTTCCAAAATCAGATAAAACACCAAAAGAACCTGTGGCGAGCTGTGTTGCTTGATCACTTAGGTCAGCAGCTTGTCTTTGCGAACCAGCAGCTAACCCTGTTTGTAAATCCATTAAGTTTTTTTGAACCCCTGCCGCTCCTCGTCTTTCTATTAAATCAGCTCTAAACAAAGCATCTTCTTTACCAGCTCTTAACTTGTCTGCTAACATAATACCAGTTGCGCCTGCTCTACTTCCTGCGGCTGCTGCACCTCGCTGACTTCCCTCCTGTGCTCCTTGCACGGTTTGTGCTATGTTTGACAAAATAGCTTGTCTTTGCTGCTCAAAACCCTCTTTAGGAATACTAAGTCCTGCAAATTTATTTTCTGAAGCTATTTTTTGAGCTTCCGCAAAAGCTTTATCAGCCTTACTTGCTGCATCTCTAGCTTCTCTTTTTCTTTTTCCCGCAGAAACAAAACCCGCTGTTGCTGTTCCCACACTTGTAGCTGTGCCCACTACAGCAGCTACTGTTGCGGCTTTAGCTGCTGCTGCTGTGCCAATCGCTGCTGTTGTAAATAATCCCATATTATAATGCTTTTATCATTTCAGTGTTATACTTATCTCCTTGGTTGTAACCCAACTCTTTGTATATTTTTTTCAAAGGCTCATTGTTTATTAAAGCGTAACAGAATTTAGCTTTACTGTTATGTGCAAGATGTGTTAATGTTTCAATAAGCATAAACAAAGCTTCTTTTCTATTCTTTCTATCTGTATACTTTTTATTAGATATAACCCAATCTACCCAAGCTACCTTTGAATTAGTAAGGTATAAAAACCCTGCGCATATTGGCACTTTATCATCTGAAATTAATATACCGCCTGTTCCTTCTTCTGGTAAAAAACCTTTATCTGGAGCTGTCCATCCCCAATCTTTCCACCATTTCACTAAATATATATTATAGTCAGAAGGCTCTAGCTTTCTTATATTAAATTTCATTCAACACAAAGATACTAAAAATTAAGGATAGCTTTTGAATACGTCAGCTGTCAAAGCAAAAAGCTCAGTATTAGAAGATGATCCGTTTTCTATCGTGGTAATCATGTAATGACCTAGAAGACCGTGTGATTCAGCAAGAGTGTTTTTTGCCGCCAACATTAAAGGTGTATTTGACGTAGGATTTGTAGCACCAGATATAGTGCTGTCTACAGTTATTGAGCTTGTTCCTATGGCTGTTATTATTCCTGCTAATTTTGGTTGATTGTCAAAAACATTTATATAATATAAAAAGTCTCCTATTGCTATTATCGAATCAATAGGCACAGAAAAATTAAAAATACGAGGGTTAGTTACATTAAAACCTGTAGTGTTACCTATACCATTAATAGATCTAAACCTAAATGTGTTAAGAGTAGCAGGTGAACTAGCAACATTTTTTATAGCAGCATAATAGTTACCTTCTTTAAGTTCAAACCAAGCGTTTTGTATCGCAGCGTTTTGACCTATATCCGTGCTCATAGAAGAAGTCCAAGCGCCATTAGACTCTAAAGATAATGTTTTGAAAACCTTATTCCTTAAAGGCTCACGATTAAAAACAGTTGTGATTTTGGCAGGATATTGAACTCCATAAAAATTATTTCTTTGTTCATTTGCATTATGACGATACAAGTTGGCTCCCGCAAATGTGTAAAAGTAATTATTCATACCAATCATAAAATCGGGATTATAAGAGTAAAACGATGGCCAACCTTTTACTCCTTCACTATAAGACAAAGTATAGGGAATACCTGTAGGAACTTGAGGTGTAGGTGTCGGCGCTTCCACCACAGGTGTCCCTGTTTGAGTAACTGGTGGTGGTGGTGTGTCTGTTGGAGGTGGATTCGTAGGAGGAGGAGTGCCAGTTTGTGTAACAGGTATTGGAGTAGCAGGGCTAGCTACAATATTGCCATGTATACTTAGTAGCGCACTACCTTCAACAATAAAATATCCACCACCACCAGAGAAATCCCCAGGGCTTCTGTCAATATTATCATCGATCTGAGGTATAAAGGTAACTATCTCATAATCACCCGCAGGTAATGTTGAGCTGTTGTTAAATGTAGGGTTTCGTAACTCAGTAAAAACCTTTTGATTATTTCCACTAGCAGCATTTATTAAAGTATCAGGATAAAATGCAAATAATTCTTTGCCTGTAGAATCTAGTATAACACCTAAACCTCTTAACCTACCAGGTGTATGGCGACTTAAAAACTCTGACTCCATAACTGGAGAAGCGCCAGCAGAAAATTGTATATCCTGTGGTATATTGACAGTCTTTCTAGAACCTATATAATAGATTAAACCATTTGTGCCTTGATACTCCCCTATGGAGGGGTCAAATGTGTGTACTCTTGTTCCTCGATATTTTCTAAGTGTGCTCATCTCGTTCTAAGTACAAAAATACAACTTTATATTCAATGCTTGTTGAATGAGCGATGGATGGAATCAGCCCATCCATTTTCTTTTGTGTATCCCCACATTAACCATTTTGAAGGTTTTTGCCCTATATATTTAATATCCAAACTAACATCATCCCAATCTTTTATTTGATCTTCTTGGTAATCATATCTATAGAGTTCTTTTCCGTAAGCATCCTGAAATATCAAAGCCATAAACTGGTATTCTTTCTGTTTAAAATCTGATCTTTTAAACTTTATATTTAAAACAGTATATATATGAAACGGCTCAAACCTTATCATCGGCATTTCATTGTCTACTGTAGATTGTTGCACGGATCTATTTATAAAACGAACTCCTATATAATTTTCATAATCTTGAAGGGTACGTTTATTTCCTAAACCATATCCTTTTAATTGGTTTTCTACACAGGGAGTGCATTTAGTGTTATCTATTCCTAACAAAGCCTTGACTCTTTTTATTGAATTTTGATTTAAGGTTGTCCAATTAGGATGATCATCCCAATGTTTTTCTCTGTAATTTCTTGTGTACTCATGCCAAGCCAAAACTCTGTTAGGGTGAAACAAAGAGTAGCCGTGCGTATATGCTCGAGCTGCTATAGTTATTTCTTCTCCATGGAAATATAAATAAGGATCGTGCGGAACTTCTTTGCAAAATTCACCAACAGTAAAAGCAAAATGCGCAGAATAAAACCGAGCTCTAATTGGTTCGTCCTCACGATTTAGATGATGTGGAAGAAAAAACATAATACCTTCATCGGTAAACTTATCAAACTTCATTCCCCAAGGAATTTGAACTCTTTCCTCTGGATCATTGTTAGGATTGTATGAAGGTATGTAACTAGTTAAAAGAGGTTTAGGATCAACTGGTGTTTGGACTTGATAAAACATATTCATACATTTTATATCCCAATCTTTTACAAACCTATGATGAGAGTCTAGTTGTAAAGTAAAGTCTTCTCCATTGTAATGTTGTTGTATTTGATTTCTTGCCCAACAAGTGCCTTGTGATTCATAGTGAGGTATATCAATAATAATAAACCTGTCATCACTTTTAAATTCATTTAAATTATCCCAACCATCTTTTTTTACATCATGCTGATGGGCTATACATATTTTTAGATTTTCAGGATGTTTCGCGTTAGATATTAAATCTCTTATTGTTGGTACTAACTGTGGGTCTCGATAGCTTGCTATCTGTACAAATATTGATTTCATTTTATTTAATTTAATTTAATATAATTAAGGGCACTCACCGCATCCGCCTTCTGCTATTTTATCACTTTGTCTTATTCCATATGTGTTGTAATTTAAACCTTCTAATTCACTTACCCTTTTAAATATTTCAAAACATACACCCGATGATATCTGAAAAAGTGTGCCTATATCAAATTCAGGACTTGGCCAATTAGAAACACCCTTATTAAGCGCATATTTTCTAATTCCATCACCATAAATATCTGTGCAGCTTTGTACAAGATAAACATCTTCAGGGCATCCTTGTGCTGGAGTAAAAGAAAACCCTCCTTGAAATCTAACACCTCTTACATTTACAGGTAATAAACCTGTTACAAGTGGATCACTACTAGCAGTATCTCTTCTTTGCTCTAATACATAAGTTTTTCCAGAACTGTCTGCATATCGTACGCCAACGTCTGCTAAAGTTAAACTATCGGTTAACTGCTGAGTTAGCTCCATACAAACTACAGGGTCGTCACTTGATGTAGGCTCACACATTCTAAAAACACCGAATTCTTTTGGAATAATAGCAGGGCAATCAAACTCTCCTGCTACTTTTATAGGAGACAAAATACCATAATAACCAGATCCTGTTCCCGATAGCCTGTTTTTTTCTGTTTGAGTTAGAGTTGTTTTAGTAGGATTGTTTCTCTTATCGTTTTTATTGTAGAAGAAAAATGAAACAGCGCCGTATTGACCAGTTACAGAATATCTTTGATTTCCAGCTGCTGCATTCAAGGTTGTTAATTCAGCATCAGTTACCTCTAAAAACAGACCATCTTGCCCTGAATAATTTAGTTCAAAAATAGAGCCATTTTGACACGCACCTAAAAAGATATATTGTGTGGCTGGTGTGGTAACAGGTATGTCTTCTATAACACCAGTTAATATATTATTGACATTTATGTTTGAGTTTGGTATTACAATATCGTCTCCATTTATAGAGCCATTAAAAGGGTCACTTGCTCTAAACTGTTTACCAGAGGCTGGAGATGCTAATATATTAAAACTAACAACTGCGCCTGGGATACCACATTTAATAGTTGGATTAGTTGTATCACCAGTTAAAGTAAAATCTACACCTTCTACTGCTGCCGCTCCTGTATCTAATGTTATTTGATTTACAGGAAATTGGCTGACACAGTACTCTGTTGGTGTCGGTGGGGGTGATCCACAATTAGGACAATTTACAGCGGGCTCTAAAACACCACTTACCTGTCTTCTAACTATTATTTCGTCAGAATAATAACCATCTGCTGCTTTTGTCTGTAAAGCCCTGTCTGAAAAAACAGCAGTAGCTGTAGAAAAACTTGCGGTGTCGATATAAAAAGTTGCTTGAGCCATATATATTATTTTATGTTGGACATGATATATCGTATACCTCCCATCCTGTATCGGCAGGGCTATATACCTTTAACGTACAAGTAGTTGTCGCAGTTGATTTAGTAAATTGTAAAACACCATATCCAGGGCTTTCATTTGGGTATTGTGTATTTGCCACAACCCCACCATTTGCTAATGTTGGTAAAGGCTGAGTTGAAGGGTTTGAACCTGATCCATAAGGATTACCTGTTATAGGGTCGTTATATGGGCCTCCTGAATTACCTAATAATAATGCGTTGTGGAGTTGAGGTATAAGATTGTTATTTGTCCCTGTTCCTACACCTGTACCTGTTGCGCCTCTATATTGTGAATCTACCACAACAAGTCCATCAAACTCTATTATAAATCTATCAAAAACTGATTTTGCATCAAATGTTATTGTGACTTGTCCCGTAGCAGCTCCTAATGTTATAGTATATTGAGCAGGGTAAGTTGAGCTTATACTACTTACAGCGATGTTTTCACCACAAGGTACGGTTGGTGATAAACCACCGCACCCACAACAAGCAGTGTTTGCTGTTGTATCTGTACATAATCTTACCGATGTAGACTCTCTATAGTCATAAATTAAATACAAATTATTATCAGTTGCAGTACCCGAAGGCATTGTGAAGTTAGCGTAATACTGTGTGTTTGCTTTTACAATAGGTGTTGCTTCTGCTGAAGCTGCTAACAAAGCGTTGATGTCTACAGAGTTATTGGTGTAAACTGTAGAAGATCGTAAGTATCTAAATTTATGCACAGATCTATTAAAATCGAAATCGTCAGGTACTATTTTATTTGATATTATACTTACTAAAGCTCCATCACCAGGTATAGCGCCAGTACCCATAATACCTGAGATTACACTATATTGAGAGACTATAGGGTTAGTTGAGCTGTTTGCAGCAAATGTTATTTGTCTAGAATGAATAGGTGATGAAAAAACATTGTCCGTCCACCTATACTCATTATGTATCGTTTTGTTTGCTTGATTGTTAGTCGTTACAGCTATTTGATATACATTTAAATCTGTTTGTGACGGACAGCTTACTGTCATTTCTATTTGAGATGCTTCAGTATTACTTGTTGTAATTTCAACAAACACATCTTGTGTTTCAATTAAACTTTTAGGTATAGTTAAAGTGCCGCTTATATAAACATCTCCAGAGGTGTATTTTACACCATTGTAATATGCGTTAATTAAATACGCTGTCCCTGTTAATGTTGCTTCAGACACTACATCTACACTATTCGCTTCATCTATCACCTGTACATCACCTGCTGCAGTTGGTGTTTCTTCTTCGGTGTGAATAGGAGTTAAATCAGAGTCAGGTATAACATAGGATATTGTTACTGTTCCTATATCTTGCCCTACATTCACACAAAAACTAGCAGAGGATGACTCAGAACCTCCTATTTGAAATATTTGTGAAGTATTACATGGTTGACATTCTGTTAAATCAATACTAGACTCTGTGTTGCTAGCTAATACAAATTCATTCATGTAAGGATCATATCCACCGAGTTTTTGTGCACCAATAGATTGAGCGAAAAAATCTCTAAACCAAGATCTCATTCCACTTTGAGATATAACTTCTAAATTATTATCTCTTAATTTAATTACAGCTGCTCTTTTCGAGTCGGTAAAAAATATATCATAACCCCATACAGCAAAACTTTCTGGGTTATTGCTAATACCATATTCTTCTAGTCTTGGTATCTGTGTTCCCAATACTTGTGGAACTGAGGTTAGAGCACCGCCACCACTTGCGTCTGTAAGTAAGTCTTTACCCACTAAAACTCTAGAAACTCTATCCTCTTGTAGAGCTAATATGTCATTTAATCTTGAATGTAGTTTTCTGACAGGGCCAAAAGAATCCTCAAGAGGTTTGAAGTTTAACAAACCTAAATTAAATTCGTTGAGTTTATTTACATTTGTTTCATCATTGAAAACCCCACTGTAAGTAAGGTCAGCAAATCTGTGAGCTTGTTTATATAATTGACCTGAGGTTGTAAAAGTTCTGTTTCCAAAGTTCATTTCTTTTCCTTTGATAGAATCTCTTACTTTGTAACTTTCTACCCCATTACCAAAAGAAAGACAGTTTGCAAAACCCGTGTCTATTATTGCATCTTGCGCTGTTACAACTCCTTGATTTTGAAAATCTATTAATTGGTTTTGACTAGACCCTGTATGTTGTCCTTTTGCATCGATGGCAAAAGATTTGTCGTTTTCAAACCATACATCTGGTAAAGCTTCTAATGGTTGTGTTTCAAACACTACTCCCGAGTCAGCTCTAACTACTTCTATTGTAACACTTACATGAGAACCTTTTCTGTTTCTTTTGTTGCCACCAAAACAACCATGAGTACCTGTCATTAAAAATGTTCTTTCTCCGTTAGCAGTATTATTGTGAAATCTAAAGAAGTTTGTTGTTACCGAACACCCTGCGTCAGACAAAACAGGTCTTCCTGCTGCATACGCTACTGTAGAGTTGTAACTAAACAAAACTTCATCTGTCTCACCCGCCCCAGGTGTTTTTATAGCTATAGCAGGTAAAGCATTTTGTAAATTTTCTCCTTCAAAAAACATTTGAAACGCACCCTTGTTTAATGGATTAGCAGCTATTGTTCCTTGTTGAGTATAGCTTTTAGACGCAACCACCGTTGTTTCTATAAAACTAGTTCTTTTTTCACAAAGTCTTCCCGTACCGCGTCTTTCGTGTTCTATAATAAATTTAACTCTAGATCCTGCAGGAATATCATAATCTATAAACTGACCAGTCGTGGCTGGGTCTTCTATATTTACAGGGTATATAGAAATAGGGCAACCATTAGGGCTTCCTCTTACTCCTGTAAATGTTCCTTGAGCTATTACATTATTAAAATTATCACCATCTTCTAAAACAAAATTAGGCTTCATTTTCATATATACACCAGCGGGGACTTCTATATCAGTTCCTGTGTTTAAAGGATCATCTATACTAATAAAATTCTTTGGTTGAGTAGATTTATCTAATACTGTAGAAAACACACAGGTTGCTTTTGGCCCGCCCGCATCTTCTTTTACAATTAGTCTATCACCTGTTTCTACCTTATTGGCGTTTTCTCCTTCTAATAAAAAGTACACATCTCCAGCACCATCAGGTTTAAAAAATATACTAGTGTATATTGTTTCGTATGTAGCTTTATCTGGCTTGATACAGAATTTGTATCTAGTGGCCCATAAGGGAGCTATTTGTGCAGGTGGCCCTCCAGGTTGTCCTCCTGGTATATTAACCTGTATTTTGTTTATTAGGTCAGAGTTTCCACATGGCACATGAATTGTGTTAGTAGGACTAACTAGTGCTGTAGATGATCTGTTAAATTCATCCATGTATATTATTCCTATTTCATAACCTCGATTACTATGTAAACTGAAATTACTTGTTGAGCTTGAATAGGAAACTTCAGAGCTTATAAATTGATAATATTCAACTATGACATTAAATGTATCCACATATTTCATTGCTATCGGTTGGATACCAATAGTGTTTTGAGAACTTGTATCTGCAAATATATTTATAGGTTGACCATAAGCTGTTATGCCACTTGCGTTTTTGGTGTAGGGTGATAAGGTAGTTGCAAGGGCACAGTTTATAACATCAGTTAAAGTAGTGCCATCACACGCAGTAGACACGGGTTGTATATTTGAAGATGTCCCCATTTTTGCTTGAAAATCTGCATCTTGAGACAAATCAAAAGCTGTGTCATAATCTTGAAGCAGGCTATAACTAAACTCTACAGAAACATTGCTATTAATATCAGTCGGAAAAGTAGAGCTACCGCTAAATGCAAAATGGCTTAGGGTAAATCCAATATTTATTGATGAACCTTTTACCAACTCGATACCCTCAAAATTCATAGTCATAACTCCTTGGGTTACTGGTATGGTTCCAGCTATAGTAAATGTAACATCACTAAAAGTTGTCTTATCATCTAAACTATTATCTATTACAGCTTCAGTAAGTAGAGTGGTGTTATATGTAAAATTTGTTGCTCTGCCAAATGAATCTTTTAAATCATAACCTTCAAAGTAGTTTCCATAAACTAGTCTGTTGCCCATAATTGTTTGGGCTTGCGCCAACAAGGGTACGTTGTCGTAAGTTCTTAATATTTCGTATTCAGGAAGAACGGTGAATATTTTTTGATTGTCAAAAGTAAAAACGAAATCCGTGTTATCACCGATACCCTCTGTGTCTTTATTAAACTTTTCAATAACTTTAATAGTATTGTCAGTCATTTCTTTGAACAACAATTCGAAACCAACAACCAAACTATCACCTGTATTTATAGTAATATCAACAGCATTAGTTGTGTTTACCATTCCTTCGTTTAAAAAACTATCAAAGTCAAAAGAAAAACTTGAGGTTGTAAAAGCAGGAGGACTAAACTGTGAAACAGCCGAGAACTCACCGTTTTGATATTGGTATCTATAAGCAAAACAAACAAACTTATCTTCTAAAAAAGTATTTTCAGAGTTGCTTAATTGTTTATTGAAAATAGTAGGAGCTGCTAAAGGTGGTTTTTTTATCACCAATAAACTTTCTGCGCTAAATTGATCTATATAAGGCATATTATAAAGTTAAAGTATAAGTTACACCATCTACTAATGTCAATCCTTGTAAAACCACAGTTCCTGTTGATTCTGGATTTTGAGAAAACCCGCTATCGTCTACTTGATTTATAGCTTCATTCCTAAAATTACAACTATAAGTCCCACTACTTCCGTCAGACCCTGTGATATTACCCGCTATGTTACCGCTTCCAGACACGCTACTCCCATCACCTACAAAAAAACTCATTGTAGTTACATTGTTTGTTGAACCACTAATATCTGTTATAAATTCTGTTAGTCTCATATTAGAGGCTTTGTTTGCTCCCTGTATCCCAAAACCAGGTGTTATTTTACTACTTGCTTGACTAGGTTGTGTTAAGGTATAACATCCTGTTCCTGGTAAATTTACTTGTGTTGTAGTAGGAGCAGCTCCAGCACCTACACCTCCAGCAGCAACAGGGCATCCAGGTAAAGTACCTCGATGAAAACCGATTTGGGAGATACCTGCGCCCGTTGTTAAACCCGCTGTAAAAACAAAAGCGGTAACATTAGTTGTTACTAAAGCAGCCTCTACAGGTTCTTTATATGCGTTATTAACATTTATAAATCGCGGTGGGTTAAAATCGTCTGTAAAAAAAAGTAAATTACTTTCTTTATTTATACCTGTAATTAATTTTTTAGGATTAAAGTTTAAAGTTGTATTAACACCAGAGCCATCATCTACACTAACAACATGATACCGAACTCCACTTGTCAAATTGTTAAAAGAAACAATCATGTCGCATTTACCTGTATCTCCTAAGGGAAACGCCCCATCATGTATAAACCAATACAATGTTTCGTTTGCACCATCTTCGTACGCTCCTATACACCGAGCGTTATTACTTAATGTAACATTATTACCGCTTATAGGATCAATAAAATACAGTCTAGTTATTTGACTATTACCTTTGGCTTTTTCCACAGCCCCTATTTCAGAATCTTCTGTAGAACCTAATCTAACATTTAGCGCGTCTATATATTCTCCATTAGGTATCAGCCTTTCATCAAGGCTTTTGTTCATACGTCCTCTTACAAAGTTTCTTTGTATTCTAGCCATTTTATTTTATCCACTTGTTTTCACCTCTCAGATTCATCAACAATCTACTAGGATGAATATTGCTTAATCTTATTTTAGCATTCCTTAAAAGAGAGCTTTTGTCTTTTCTTGCTCTATTAACTATATACTCTTGTACACCAAATTTATTATTTAACAAAGCGTATTTTATTGCGGCATAGACATATTCTTCAAAGAGTTTATTGACACTAACAGAATCATCGTTTCCGTTTTCCATACCATCTGATATGTATTGAAGTATACAGCTTTGGTTTGCCATAGTAGAGTCAAAATTTATAACCCCTGCCTTTCTGTCTACAGTAAAGGTTGGATTAAAATTAGCTGTTTCGGTATTCAAACCATATCTTGCTCCTATTCTTGAGTTGTATATATCATCACCATCAAAATCATAAGTACCAGAGTTGCTATCTTCTGCCCCTTCATTTCTTAAATACGCGCTTTTTAAACTTCCAGCTTTACGCGCTGTATCTAGGGCTGAATCCTTTGTTGTTACATTATCATCAGAGTCGTATGTAAAAGATGCGCTGGCTGTTTGTAAGAAAGATGTTGCAGATTGTACTTGAATATTTTCAACTAAATCTCTTATAACATTGTTTTTGAATAAAGAAAGTTTTACCCAATTAACAAAGTCGGGTGGTAACACAAATTTTAAATCATCATATACTGTTAATTCTAACGACTTTATAATTTTAAAAGCATCATAATTTAATTCCTGTATAGCTCTTTTGGCATGAAATAAAATCTTATATCTATTTACATTATTTACTAGATGGTGGTTTCCTTGATACATAAGTAAAAAGTTTCCAATAATATTTTTTAATGAAACGTATTGATAAGAACCCCAATTAGCATTAGTTGGAGTAGCTCCGTCATTAGTGTAATAATTTTTTTGATCTATGTAAGCCATAATTATTCTTGTTTATTTTCTTTTTCTTCCTCAACAGAAGCAAATTTATATACATCTCCCTCTCTCACCGATATACCTGCATATTGTAATATTTTATCTACTAGATTATTTGAATCATCAGCTGGTAACTCAAAGTCTTGATAGTCAGCTTGAGATTGGTCAAACACAGGAGCTCCTCCTGCTATCTCGGTAAAAGTCCATTTAGGGTCAAGTGGATACCTAATATATTGCGCTTCTATATCCGTAGCTCCATTAAAAGTGGCAGGAAACACTGTAACTAAAGTTGTTTGTTGTGTGTAAGCTGGAAAGTTTACAGAAGGAGCGGTGAGTAATGATCCATTAAGAAGTGTGATTTTAGATTGTGATACTCTTTCCGCCTCACCCTTAAACACCCCTCCACTAGAACATAGTATTTTGTTAATTAAATAATAATCGGTTGGCATTGAATATACATTTGCTGCACTTTGTGTAAGTTGTGCGGTAACCGAAAAACTATCAATAACTTCTTCGTATCCTTTTTTTATATCTGCATACCCTGTACCAGAAACTCGAGCATTTTCTTCGTTTATTTGTCTATTATAATTATAAAAATATTCATCAAATATATCTAGTTGTGCTTGTTTAGCAAACAGGTTAAAATCTGCTGGAGATATATACCCGTAGTTGTTTTTATTTATAATTGCTAATACTGTATTTCGTACCGAATTTATCATCGTACTTGAGTTTGTACAAAGATAAGCAAAAAAAAAGAGGCCTTAATATTTGGCCTCTCTCTAGAATGTATTTAATACACTTTAAATAGTAGATACTGCTACGCTTGTAAACACTAAACCTCCATCTTTAGATACAGGTGTAACAACCTCAGTCCATTTGGATTGATTTGCCGCTACTACTGCTGCGTTTACGTTTGCACCAAAACCTGAAGTTAAACTTGTACCTGTAACAGTAAATTTGTGGCTTCCGCCTTTCAAAAAAATTGTTCCAGCTGTTGAACTTGTGGTTTCTGTGTATAGAATATCATCTACTGCAAGATGCACATTACCATCACTCGCTGTGTCAAATGTTATATATTTTGCCATGTTAAAAAAATTTTATGGGTTAAACTGAATACAAAGATACAATATATATTTATTTGTTTTTATATAACCCTTTTAAATGCTTATAAACTTCTACACCATCATCGCTCATAAAAAATGATGATGCCATATATATTGGATCTTCTCCAAAAGGTACATTCATGAGTTTCTTTTTGTTTGAGGGGGTGTTAAACCATATCTCTTTGTCTTTATTGCGTAGTGTTAAAAGATTGGCATCAAAAAAACCTTGTATAGCTGCGTTCATTTTTAAGGCAGGGTCTTTTAGAATTGTCAAAAAATCGTTGGGTTGGCGTTTTGCAAACCGAAGGATTTCTCTTCTTAACTCTTCTAAACTATATCTTGATGGATCTCTTTGAAACAAAACTCGAGAAATATTTTCTACCTGCTCTACATCAAGCTGTCGTGCTTCAATTAAAGCGTCTACCTCTGTTTCTATTTTTTGATTTTCTAGAGCGGCATCTGCCTCTTTGTTTACTTCTACAAATATTCTTCCATTACCAGGATGAAATTCTAAAAACCTTTGTAAAACCTGGTTAGTTTTGGGAACAGATAAAAAACCGTTTTCAAAAACTACAGGCTCTAAGATAGCTGTGTCATCTTGCTCATCTTGAAATGGGCTTTGTTGATTACGAGCATAACGTAAAGGTCGGTTTATACCAGTTTCTTCGTCAAACCATAATAAAGGGAATCGTTGTGTGTGTCGGGATGCTAATATTAAAGATAACGGAGCGTTTTCTTTAGTTAGCTTGTAAGCTTTCGCTTTAAATGTATTTTTCATTTGATTAGATTTTAAATTTAAAAAATAAGAGAGAGGGACTTGCCCCCTCTCTTTACTTAACTACTATTCTTGAAATAAGAAAAAGTTGTTAGCACCTAATGTACAAACAGCTCTTTCTGACAAGAAGTTAACTTGCATATTATCCACATCAGTAGTAGCAGCGCCACCAGCTGATCCAGTAATCCAAGTTTTGTACCTTCTATCTTCAGTCTCAGAAGCTCTGTATCTTACATGAAGGAATGGTCTTTTAGCATTTTTACCAAGTATTTGGTCATAAACACTAGTTGAACCAGCTGGAACAAGAAGGCCATTTATTCTGCCTGAACCTGCACCTGTTGGTAAACCACCTCTCATAGTAGGATCGTTAAGATATTTCCAATCTGTTTTATAGAAGTCGTAACCTCTTCTGAATCCAGAGAAACCTAAATTTAAAGCCATTTCTTCATCATTATCAAATAGACCGTAAGACGTTCCACCTGCTCCGTAAGAATTTTGAGCAGCTAGCATATCATCAATATCAAATGCAAATTGTCTGTCGACAAATAATACATTTTCTTCGATTGCGCCTTGCTTGTCTAATCTACTAATAATAGCATCGAAATCAGCTAAAGTAGTTGGGTTTCCACCATCCCAGATATTTCCTCTTTGAGAAACTGAGTAAAACACACCATCAGAACCAGCACCTTGAGCTCCAGAACCAGTGTTTAAACCGATTGCTGCAGTAGCACCTGATCCAACTTCCGCTGGCACAGATTCTATCATAGCTGTTTCTAAATAGTCATCAAACCTTAATCTTGTTTCATGCTCAGATTTTAGATACCATAAGTATCCTGTAGCACCATCTTCAGTTGTTACTTCAATCCAACCGATTTGAGCCATATCTGAACCATTAACAGTATAAGTGTCTTTAATTATAATAGGCTTGTTTTCAAAGATAAAGTCATTAGCTTCTAAAGAACCAGCCATTCCAGCTGTTCCTTTTTGAAACTCTGATCCATAAATAAACACTGTAAGATTTGTGTCTCCAGCGGCTGCTCCACCACCTGTGTTTCCAACATATCCACCACCTTCATAGAAAGCACAAGTGAATTGTCCTCTACCACCACCAGCGTTATTAACTCCAGTGACAACAGCTTTGTTTGATCCTGAGCCATCGTTCTGTACAATTACAACAGTTTGACCTATTCTAATTACTTGTTCAGCACTAGTAGGGTCTAAAGTGTCATTGACTTGAAATGTTCCTGTATCAGCTGCATTAGCTGTTCCTGATCCAACAGATGTATATTTAGTATGTAATCTACCTTGCTCTGCCCATTTAATAAGGTCAGAGTTGGTTGGCATTTCTGCCCCCACCATTCTTAAAAATGATGAGATAGTTCTATTTCCATAGCGCTCAAACTCTTTTTCATAAGTATCGGGTAGATACTGATTTAAAAAGTTAAAATCTACTATGTAGTTTTGCGCAGTTGGAGTTCTTTCTGAACTCGGTGTTAACGCAAAAGTCGGGGATGTTTTTACCTGTCCTGGCATAATTTTAATTTTTTAATATTTTAATATTTAACTTCTTTTTAAACTCTTAATTTTAAGCCCTCTGCCTGACGACGGAGAGACTGCTTTAACTTTAAACCCACCTTTACTTAAAACCTCTGGCGCTTTACGTTCTGACATATCTATATTTTTTGTCTTGCGTATAACGTCTTCGGTTGCAGAAGATTTCCCTTGTTCATAAAAGAACTTAGCAAACCTTTCGGGATTCATAGCTACTGCTAAAGCTTTATGGTATCCTGTTGCGTCTTTAATAAACCCTTTATCATCTATAAATTTTTGTACAAAATTCATAGCTGTTTGTTGAGCTTTCTTCAACTCGGATGCGTTACCAGGAGAAAAAACTAGTGATTTGTCGTCTATGTCGAATTTAAAACCTTTAAAATCATCATTAAAAACTTCATCAGTTTTTTTGACAAACCATTGTGATCTATATTCATTTTCCTGTTGTTGTGCCTTAGCATCTTCAAGAGACTGCCTGTAAGCTATATATTCTTCATCAACAGTGCCAGAACTTTCCCTTGACTCAAGGGGCTGCTTATACAGCTCTTGTTGATTTCTAAAGAATTTTTTTGCCTTAGCAATTTCTTTTTTCTTTGCAAGCTTTACTTTTTTAATTTGAGTTGGCTCATCCACATCTTCATCGTAGCGGAAATCATCCATCATCATATCTATATCTTCAGCATCTAAGCCTTCCTCTGTTATAGAATAAAATTCTCTAAGTAAAGCGTCAGGGCCTAAATCGGAAAAATCTCTTTGCAGTTTTGCATAGTCATTTATTCCACGCCCTGTTTCTTTTTTATACTTAAAGTAGGCAGCGACATCTTCTGGAAGTTCTTCTGCTTTTTCTCTTTCGGTCAAAAGCTCATCCATAGATGTTATCTGCTTACCATATCTTTTGTCAATATATGAAAGAACATCTTTGTCTTCGATTTCTGGAATTTTAATCTCAGGGGTTTCTTCCTGCGCTTCCTTCTTTTCTTCGTTGACAACTTCTTTTTCAGTGGGTTCTTCTTTAACTTCTGGTTCAGAAGTTGTTTCTTCCACTTTTATATTATCTGTAGAACTATCAGTTGGTTGTTCTACTTGATTTTGTTTTTCTTCGTGCTTATCTAAAAGCTCTTTTTCGATTTGTTGTTGTGACTTTGGTTCGACCTCAGTTAGTTCTCTTACTTTTATATCCATTAAATTAAATTTTATACAAAGTTAAATAAAAATAATATACACTTTTACCTAGGTGAAAACTCTGCTAAATCAAATCCATCTAAAGAATCCTCGTTGGACTCAAACCTTTTTGGAGGTAAATTGTTTTTTCGCTGAGTTATTAATTGGGATTGCTCGCTATTAGCCTGACTAATTCTTTTACTTTTGCCATCTTCTTTATCTTGTTCTCTTTTACTTATAGCAGCTTGACTCATTCCTTGTATTTGCATATTATACTGGAACTCTTGTTGCATAAGTTTAGATTTAAGTTGAGCTTCGTTATTGTTTTTTTCTATTTCAAAAGCTATCTCTGCTTGTTTATATTTCATTTTATAAACATTTTCAGCTTCCATTTTCTGCATTGCTATTTGTCCAGCCATTTCTTGAGACTGAAGTTGTGCTTGTGAAGTGAGCGCTTGTTTTTCTAATTCTCTTTGCCTATCTGATTCTTGTTTAGCTTTTCTTTTAACTTTTAGTAGCTGGTTGGCTAGTTTGATGTTTTTAATTTCTCTTATATCTATAGCATCTTCCAAATTAATATCTCCTTTAGATAGGGCTATTTGTATGTTTTGTTCTAATCTTGCAGCCTCTTCTTCATCAGGTGATAGCTCTATAAAAACACCAAAATCATAAATATATAAATCAGATATTTCACCTAGTATACTTACATTATATTTACCTATTTTATTAATAAAGTCATCCTTAAAATCAGAAAACTCTAAAACATCTGCTATCCTGTATGTTAAAGCTTCTGCTAATGACCTATATAAAAACAAACTTCCATCGAGTATATGTCGTGTTGCTGTATTAGAATTTAATGCCGCTAATTTTTGTACCCCCACAAGAGCGTCGGGGTTTGGAGTTGATCCATCTCTAGCTTCATTCAAACCTGTAACTGACCTCATCATGTTTAGATAATGATTATAGTTCGCAATAAGCATTTGAGTTTTTGATGCTCCTGAATTAGAAGTTAACTGTTGAATAGGAACTCTACCTTGATTAAACTCTCCTTCTTGAGTGTAACTTCTACCAATAACACTACCTGTTTGAAAATACAAGCGCAATGCGTCTTCTGGGTTATACCCTTGACCTGTCCCTAAATCTACCTCATTGAGGCCATCAGCGTCTATGTAAACGCCATCTGGGACTGTTCTAGCTATTACTTGCTGGAGTTTTAAGTGGGTGATTTGTATTAAATCCGCAAAAGGTATCATTCTTCTTACTAAAGATTCGATAACACCTTTGTACATTCTAGGGGCCACGGCCACATAGTTAGGTAGTGCGTGTTGAGAACTAGACTTAGGACGAACCATATTTTTAGCTAACTCCCACTTTAAAATTATATTGGTTCCCATAACCATAATTCCATCATACCAAACATCTATAGTCTTTTCTATTTTCTCAAAATTTCCCTCGTCCATCATTTCTTCTGGCGGATTGAAAGTGTCATCTTTTTCTATCATACGGATGTTATCATCATCCATAATCTTTTTCTTATATACCATTTTTTTAGTAGTCTTATAATTAAAGTACATAAGAGTAGCGGTATCACGATAAAATATATCGTTTTCGTAATACTGTGCTGTGTTAAAATAATCATACCAATTTTGACTATATTGAGATATTTTTTCTAAATCATCTTTAGTTAAGGTTGGATCTATTTTTACAAGCTCTGTTATAGGCACAGTTTTAATTTCTCCCCAATAAAAACAATCTTTAAAATAAGGGTCTTCTGTGTAACTGTAAACTAAATTTGCAGGATCTACATAAGAAACCTGCACACCCGCTCCAGGTAAAAATTCATGCTTAGCAACACCAATACCTGTTACCATTAAATCGTAATCTAATCTTTTCCTAATGTCATTATAATGGTTTTCTGCAAACATCGTATCTATAGCTTCTTCTTCTGCTATTTCTATTGCAGGTTTATAATTTAAATTCATGTATAAAGACAGTTCTTCATCATTAGAAGGGAGCTCATCTGGATTCATAATAAAAGGGTCAAACCCCGTTTGCTCTTGCACAGTGCTTAAAACCTCTTTGGCGGCCATCTGGCCTTCAATCATATCCTGATACTTACTTCTCTTTGATTGTGAAAGTGCATCTTGAGCGTATGCTTTTACTTTGAATAGTCTATCTGACATTCCGTTAACAACTATATCTACAAACTTTGGGATAATAGGTACAGGTGTCCAATCTAAATTTAAATAAGATAAATCACCATCTACTGCTAGTTCATTTTTATATTTACCAATAGATTGCTCACCTCGAGCGTATAATCTTAATCTGTTAAAATCTCTGAATTTACTATAGTATCTAGCTCCGTTTGTATCTTTTCGAAACCATTCATATTGTATAGCTTGTCCTATTTGAAGTCCATATTCTTTAGTTTCTTTTTCTGCATCTGAAACAAAATAAGTGGGAAAACCTATTTCATTAATGTTAACTGTGACTTCCTTCATTTAATTAATTCACTTATGGATCCCTTGTTATTGTATCTTGCAAAGTTAAGACTTATTTTTGATTCTTTAGAAACAGGTAAATATAAGGATTTTTGATTTGCCATTACCGCTAAACCTGAACTTATACTTGCATCAAAGTGGGTACGATTGCTTACATCGAATCTCGCCCAATCCTCCAATGTTCTATTAAAGTACATAGCTCCCATTTCGTATGTGTCTCTATATTCACCCGCCATATCTAACCCTATATGTTTCTCTATATAAGATTCTATTGCCGCTGCGTGAGACTGTTTTACATCCTCTGAAGAGTTGGGTATACCACCAAGTTCTTTTTCTGATTTGGAAAGTTTAGTATAATGTTTATCTGGTCTATTCATACAAAAACCTCTATAGCCTCTGTTTTTAAAATGATATAACAATCTAGGTTTATTGTTTTCAATTAATATTGGCATACTATAATACACACAAGCCATTAAAACTTCTTCAAAAAATATTTCAGCTGTTTGTGGGCGAGCTACATATTCAAGAAAAAACTCATTACTTGGAGCTTCATCCATATTAAATTTAGTCAAACCATGCAACGCTCCATTAGAACCCCTACCGCCAACAGTTCCTGAGATGTCATAAGAGTCACATCCAAAAGCCCCTATATGTTCATTGACAGGATAATAAGTTCCTAATTTAGTAGACTTGTGATTAGTTAAGTGTTTATTAGGAAACCAAGACACTTTAAACCTTCCGCTTCTATCGGGTGTCCATATAACCTCTGAATCTTTTTGCCCATTCTTCCAGTAAAACTTACCTCTAGTAATATGATGATCTAGTATTAAGGAGTCATTGTAATCTATTTGTTGGTATATTTTTGTTAGATTAAACAAGCTCCCTTTGCTTTCATCTCGAAAAGCGTGAGATTCTGTTCGAGGAAACTGCCTATAAAATTCATTCAAAGCATCTGCGTCTTTTTTTAATGAATCAACTTCTGCCTCCCAATAATCTATTGCTCCAGTATATATGTCCTCTCCATCTACCCCCAACACTTCTTGCTCAGGTTTTTTAAATACAGGATGGCCATAGCGATCTATAAACCCCTCCATGTTCCATTCCATAGGAATAAATAAATTATACAGACCACTTTTAGTTTGTCCATTGTTGTTTCTTTTTGATACGTCAGAATCGTTATATAAATTTTTAAAATTTTCTCCACCCTTACTTAATGAGTTAGATGTAGAACCCATCATACATTTCCCTATAATTTTACTTCCTAATCTCAAACAGGTTTTAGTAACTCTCCAGTTGTTTAAAATGTTATTTGGTTTTATCCATTTACCACTTTCATCGTGTACTAAAAGTAATAGTTTTTCTCCATCATAAGAGTTCTCATCTGTGTTCTTCCAATCAATAGTAGTATCCAAACCATCCAGATCATCATCATATATTTCGTGCATATTCTTCTTTGTAATCTTCGATGCTGGAACTCTGAAAGCTAGCTCTGTTTTTGGTTTATCCATACCATCTTGTATAGGTTTAAAAAAGAATGGTAACCTGTTTGCTATTGGAACAACTTTATCGGTAAACATTTTTTTAGCATCTGATCCTGTTTTTGATAATATGCCAACTCTAGAATCTTTAGCTAATGTCCCTGTATTTACACACTCAGAAGAGCCCATAAAAGAAAAACCTGATCTTCTTATTTTTAAGTAGCATAATCCAAAACATCTTTTATCTGCCTTGCACGCTTCCCAATAAATAAAAAATATTCTGTTTGCTTCTCTAAAATCTGGGTATCCTACATCTATATTTGTCCACTGTAAATACATATAGTGAGCTCCTGTTATGTATGTTGCTTTTCCATTGTTATAAAACCAATGTCCTTGCTCTCGTCTGTCAAACTCTTTTTCTATGTAATCTATCCATCTGTCCTTAAAATTAGTTGGCATTTCATTCCATTGAAATATTGAATTTATTTTTGATAATTCTTGTGGTAGATTTTGACGCTCCCAAAACTGTAGCTTTTTTGTGGGACTTTTTTTTAAAATATTTTTTTCTAAAGGTAACGCTATACACAGCCCATTTATATTGATAATAGAACCTATTTGCCCTGTTTTAGAAATTACTACAACATCGTACTTCATATTGTATCCATATATCCAGGTTCGTGCTTTGTTTTTTGTTTTGACAACCCCTGACGGTATGTAGTCTTCTAAAACTTGATACAGCTTATTTTGATTTTCTTTCTGCAAATCCTTGTCTGCTTTGAGATGGAGACTGGTCATTGTTAATTATTTGTTTTTCATTTTCTATTCTAGATAATATATCAAACGCATCAAATATAGCTAGCTTTTTAGTAGCAGCTGCATTTTTCAATCTATCCGCCGCTAACTCATCTTCTGGGTCTGGCTTTATTATATCCTCTTTTGCAACCTTAATTAGCTGCTGAACAGCTATATTACCTGCTTCTATTATTTTCTTTTTTAATTCTTCTTGATTCACAACACAACTGTTATTTGATGATCATACATTCTATAAAGTTTTTCTCCATCTACTTCAAACTCGTATTCGCTGTCTGGTTTAAATATAACCCTATCTCCTTTTTTAACTCCTTTTGAAGACAAGTATTTATTAGGATATTTCATAATACCAATAAGAGGTTCTTCTTTATAATTTTTTTCTAGAAATGAATCTTGCTTGTCTAATGGCTGCACAAAACAATATCTATCGTGACATATCCACTTGTTATTTTTTTTATATAAATAAAACTGATCGTTGTCTATAAAAAATAAGTCATTCATGAAATGACTTTTACCACTTCTTTTTCTCCCTTTCATGTCGTTGTAAAACTTGAAACAATTATGATGAACTAAAAGTATATCTCCTGGTTGAATTTCACCTTGGTAGTTTACTGGAGTGTTTACGACAACACCTTGCCTATTCGAGGCTAAATGATTTTCCTCAGATGTGCTTGTTACCACCTCTGTGCCACCTATGTTTTTTGTATTGTTATACCTTTTATTATTTAAAGGTTGCACTATAAAATTAAACGGTGATTTCATTAAAAGTTTATATTATACTCCACGGCTATAGGCATTGATGGCGAAAACTCTTTCCATAAAACAACCTCATCGTTTTTCTGAATCCATATTTTTATAGTATTTCTGTTATTATCATACTGTATTAAGTGAATAACATATTTACCTCCTAAAACCTCTTGATTTATTATGTAGTGCATGGCGCTGCTTTTGTAGTCAGGGCCTATGGATATTTTCCGTATGTCCATTTTATTAAATTAAACTTACACAAAGATAGGAATAATTTAACGGCCTTGTCGGCGATACTTTTTCTTGTAGAGTTTAGAGGACTTTAAAAAAGAAGTTTTACTTTTCGCATGAATACCAGGTCTCTTCTTTTTGTTTTGGTGACGATAAACAAAAGCTACACTTTTAGCCATCTTTGTTCATCATTTGTGTTTTATGTTTTGATCCCATGGAACTGCCAAAGTAATATCCAATCACTTGTGTAAAAGCCGCAACTACCGCTCCAAATCCCATATCAAACAATCTTTGGGATTCCTCAGGTATTTGCCACAGGCCAATAGCACCAGCTACAACTGCGACAAAAGATAATGTTATTCCCCATCCTACAGTTTTGAATAATATATCGTTTGACCCCGCTTGGATAGCTGCCATTTCTCTTTGTCTAGCTGAAGCCCTATCTTGAACCTCTGCTTCGTATGCTTCAAGAATCATTTCTTGCGCTTTAATTTTATCCTCTACTGGAGCGTCTGCATTTTTAATAGAAGATATAACCTCCTCTACAGACATCTCTCCTTGTATCAAAGATCCTAATGTGGGATTAACCAAACCTACTGCCCCTTTTAATATTTTACCTACTGTTGTTTGGCCAAACTTTTTCTTTGGTCTACTCATATTAAAATATATCTAGATTTACCATTTTCTTTTATAGCTTTTAACAACCTACCTCTATTGCCATCTATTGAATCAAAACTAATATGAACCCAAGCTGGGTTCTTGTCATCTCCAAACTCCCATATCATTTGATCAAAATTTAAATTATCTTTTATATAGTTAAACATTTCTGCGTTTGTTTTATAGCCAAATGTATCATCTATATCGACCGCTCTTCCTTCACAATGTTGTGAGCGTTTACTTCCACCTATAGCTTTATTTAATTTAGGGCATCTGTAAAAGGAATTTATTTTAATAGGGCCACCTACCCATAAACGTAATGGTTCAAAAATATTAGAAGCAACTCCTGTCATGTTAATTAGAGATATGTTATCAGGGGTGTTGTCTATGTTTAATCGTAAAGCGGTGTTGGATTTTATAGCTTCTTTGTACGAAATATGTTTACTTATTCTTTCCATTCATTATATACCATTTATGCAATGTATATCCAATAGAAACTAAAAGTAATATAATTTTTAACAAAACATCAATATGTGTCATAGATATTCCTAGAACAATTCCATTAATACTTAAAATCTTTATATCACTAATTGACATTAGGTTTTATAATTATATATTTAACTTGGAGTTCGGTTAGTGTAGTATTGGTTTGATAGTAATCCATTCAGCAAAGATAAGTAATTATTTTTTTATTTATGTGATACCGTATTTACCCTTTTGTGCGTCATACTTAGCATCTAGTTCACTTGCTGTAAAAACGGTGTCGTAAGCTCTTATCTCTCCTAAATAACCATAACCACCGTATGGGCCACCATTGTCACTTAGTAAATTAATATCAGTGTCTGTTGTGTATTGTGGTGAAACAGTAGTTGTAAGAGAACTGTTATAATTCGTTTTACCAGGTTGATACCTGTTTATACTCCATTGATTATTAGGGAAGTCATAACAACCAACAAACATAAACCAATCAGAAGTAGTAACACTTGCAACATAATTAGCAGCTACATCTGCATTTCCTGATGAATCATAAACATAAAAATTGAAACCTTGCGAGCTTGGGTAATAATATCTAAAAGCCGCTTGTGTGTTACCACTACTGTTGTTTGCATATAAAATACTATTTAAGCCAGGTGTACCTGTAGGAATAGAAGTCATTCTCATCCAAAATAAATATGTTAATGTGTTTCCTGATTTTAAACTTAATGCTCCTCCATGTGTAGCACTAGGTATTTGAAAATAATCAGCTCTACTTGATAAGTCTAAATATGTAGCACCATTTACAGTACCTGTAGAGGGAACTGGTGTTACTATTGTTGCGTCATAGTTATTATTACTCAAATCAAACCAAGTCGTTCCGCTTCCTGTCCAAGAGTTTGAATTGTTAGCATCTAACCATAGTATCTGATTTGTTTCTAAAGGAACAAGGGCCTCATCATCTATTGTAACCCAGTTACTTCCATCCCAATATTCTACCTTATCGGTGTCATCGTTAAATCTCCACTCTCCTGTATTGGGCGCAGCAGGTCTTTGTGCTGTAGTTCCTACTGGTAATTGTATTGCCCCTGTTTCTGTTGTTAAATCAAAAAGTTCTGGAACATTTATTTTTGTGATACTCATATTACAAAGTTATAAAATTTATGAAGTATAATTTCCTGAACCTGTAGCGAAAGTTAATATCGTGTCTGAACCATCTGTGGTTTCAGTTGCATTTGAAAATGTTCCTTTATTAGCAGTTGGCATTCTAAGGATAACTACACCATCACCACCATCACCACCAACATTAGCTTGATTACCAGCAAAACAAGAGCCGCCTCCTCCGCCGCCCAAACCATCTGTTCCAGCAGTTCCTACACCTGCTCCTGATGCTCCTGCACCACCGCCACCAGAACCACCTGTTCCTGCTGTAAAGCTAATGTAACCACTACCACCGCCGCCGCCAGCGTAATAAAGATTTGTTCCTGTTATATTGTTTTGTAAACCAATTCCTCCATTTCCTGCTTGTGAGTTTGACGTTGCGTTGCTTCCTGCCGCACCTGCTCCACCACCACCGCCACTTGTGGTGTACGAACCATCAACTCCACCACCATCGTTACCTTGACCTGCGGGTGTAGCTGTACCTCCGCTGCTTGAACCCGTTTGTTGTTCACCGCCGCCACCAGAGCCACCGTTTGCTCCTTCTCCATTAAAGTATACTTGTCCAGCTCCGCCGCCGCCTCCTGCGGCTGTTATTGTTGAGCCTCCTAAATTTGTTACTATAGAGTCTCCACCATTATTACCTCTATTTTGGATACCTACACCTCCTGCTCCCACCGTAATATTAAGGGTAATGCCTTCGGCTTGTGTTACAGTTCCTGTTAAATAACCGCCAGCACCGCCGCCGCCAGCACCATTATAATAGCCTCCACCTCCGCCGCCAGCTCCACCGCCAGCAACGATTAAGTATGTGATATTGTAAGACGGGGACTCGTTGCGATAGTTTTTCCATTCATTATTTCCTGTATAATGTTGCATGGTGCTTAGAGATGATGCGCTAGATTGGTCTGTATCATTTCTCATCATACCTTCAATAGGAGTGCCTGAAAATGCAGTTCCTGTGGGCATTTTTAACCCTTTTGTAGTATTAATTAAATTAAAATCAACACCTGAAGCGATTACTTTTGTTATTGCCATTTTATATTTTTTTCCATGTTAAGTTTTCTTGATCCCAGACATATTGTTCGTCAGCTCCCATCTCTGGTTTTTCTACAGGTATATTCCATACTCCATTCTCATCTTCAATCCACCCATTAGGCGGATTCCATAAACATGAATCTTCATCTATAGTCCAATATGTTCCTGGACATTGTGTATAAAAAGCATCTCTTACGGGGTCGTATAGGCCACCCAACACCGCATAATTTTTTCTAAACGGCGTACCTTCCTTTGTGTGTACCCCTGCTTTTGTGTTGTAAGAAGTTCTTTTTACTTTCATCTCGGGGTATCCATGGTTATAATATTTTTCCCAATACTCTGTTTTATCTTCTCCATTTTCATCTACTTCATTTACACCAGGTATTACTTTAATAACATCACATAAGGATAGGTTTATTTTTTCTTTTATAGCATTTTCTTCTTCAATTAACTCAATAAGTTTTTGTTGGTCTTGTTCAATATCTTCGTATGTCAGACTGTTTTGTTTTTCTTTAACTTCTTCAAGTTCTTTTAGGTATCCTTGAATATGTTTTTTATTTGATATGTATGCGTAGTGTGCCATATTAATTAGTAAATTGAACTTGAACTGTTGCGTTTCCTGTATCAGTAAAAGTGGTTATTTTATAACCAGGTACACTTGTGCTATCCGTGCTTGATGTTACACCACCAGGTATCGTCATACTATAAGAAGAAGAATATTTTAATATTACTACTCCAGGGTTTCCATTAGAAGCTCGGTTTGCGCTTCCTGTATTTCCTGAAGCGTAATTACTACCATTTGCACCTTGCCCTCCGTAGTTAGCTCTACCTCCTCCTCCTCCTGCAGAGTAGTATAAAGTTGAACCTGTTATAGTTGATGCTTTGGCTGCACCGCCTGCTCCACCTGTAGCACCGCTGTTAGCTGAACCTGCAGATCCTGCGCCACCGCCACCTGCTCCACCTGCATATCCTGTTGTACTTTGCCCACCATCATAACCGTGTATTACTGGTGATGTTACCGCTTGACCCGCTGCAGGCGCAGGGTCAGAATTACTACTACAAGTACCTCCACCGCCAGAGCCACCATTTTGACCAGCACCTATAAATCCACCTCCACCGCCACCGCCGATAGAAGTAATAGATCCAAAAATACTATCGTCTCCTGAATCACTAGCTCCGTTGGATTGAACATACGTTCCTCCGTTTCCAACTTTTAAAGCATAATCAGTTAACGTTACTATTGAAAGAGATGAGTCTGCTGTTTGACCACCTCCATTTCCATCAGACCCTATAGAGGTACGGAAGCCTCCGCCTCCACCGCCTCCACCGAAGTATGATCCTTGGTTGTCACCACCGCCGCTACCTGCTCCACCTACAACTAGAAAGTCTAGAGTGCTGCCTGGGGCGGGAGCATTAGATACAAAAGAAATAGTTCCTGCACCTGCCGTAAATGTTGTTACTGAATAATTAGGAACACTTGAGCTTGTGCTTTTTACTAAAGTTCCTGAGTCTATTTGTAGAACCAAACTATCAGGATATTTTAATATTACAACCCCTGAAGATCCATTTCCTGAATCAACTTGAAGATGACCTCCATCACCAGAATTGGCTGCACCTGTGCCGTTAGCACCTCTTGATCCGTTACCTTGAGTCCCAAAGTACCCTTTTTTTCCGCCGCCACCAGCAGAATAATATGTAGTAGTCCCAGTGATTGTTGCTGATTTTGCAGCTCCTCCGTCACCACCTACACTTCTAGAGGGTCTAGTGCTTCCAACTGCTCCTGCACCTCCACCACCTGCTCCTGCATCTCCTCCACCTGAACCAGCAGCTCCAACAGATCCTCCAGCATATCCATGCACTACAGGTGCAGTTACAGCGCTACCCCCACTAGAGGCTAAATCATTACCACCAGCACCACCTCCACATCCACCGTCTTTACCATCTCCAAGACCTGGTGTTCCGCCTGAATAAGCACCACCTCCACCGCCACCAATAGAAGTTATTTCACTACCCACAATTCCGAACTTAGAGTCTGAACCATCAGCACCTTTATCGTTTCCAGTAGCACCTCCAGCTCCTCCTCCTCCCACTTCTACGGTGTAAGAAGTTCCAATACTAACGTCAAATTTGTTCTCCGAAGCATTTCCTCCTCCCACTCCATCTGTTGTGGATCTAAAGCCGCCAGAACCGCCGCCACCACCATACCACTCATCGTTTCTTCCTGAGCCTCCTCCTCCAGCAACTATCAAGTAGTCTATCTGAGCATCTGTAATAGCATCTTCCAATAATAATTTCCAAGCAGAACCCGTCCACACCTCAGTTCGTTTAGTGTCGGTGTTTTCTCTAAGCAGTCCTTTATCTGTCTCTCCTAAACCAGATGGCCGTTGTACGGTAGTTCCTTTAGCCCATACCAGTCCCCCTGTGTTACCACTCAAGTCTGTTACATCTGTAGTTACTTTGGTTGTGGCCATTTAGATGAAATTAAGTTGTAGTTACTGTTTCTACAATAGATCCATTTGGAAAATATGCGCCGCCATCTAGAGTTACCGCCGCCGCCGTAACACTATACACTGATTTGTTTTGGTATACTCCAGATACATACATATCTACATAGGCTTCACTTGTTGGGGTTACGCTTAAATTTACGGTTCCTGTTGTAGCGTTTGATATTGTTGTTTGATCTACTGTTACAGTCGCAAGTCCACTGCTCCCTAAGTCAGCAAATGGGCCACCCATTCCTGAGTGATTATAACAATAGTAATATAATTTGGGGGTCGATTGTACTATCTTTATTCTAACTCTTCTTGTTGCGTAAGTTGTAAAGTTGGTTGCGTATGTTCCTGCTGAAACAGATGTTAGTGTGTTTGAGCTTGTAGAACCGAAATATTGTATTCCGTCTGTGTATGCTGTTCCACCTCCATGCGTTCCGTCTGAAGTGGTGCTAAAAAACATGGGATGACCTCCGCCTAGTGCGTTTGTTGAGTCATCTTGATTAAACTCATAAGTAACATTAGGATTTATTATTGCTTCAGTAACTTGAGAGCCATCTAAATAATACTTGTTCCCTGAACCAGGGTCGATAACTGTTACTGCGATACTCGCTATTTGATCAAATTTAATTTGATCTGTATTAGATGCAGTGCTAACCACACCGCCTCCTACAGTTACAGAGCCTTGTGCTGCCCCACCCTCTAAAAAACTAACGATGTTTCCACCCGATATGTTTTGATTAGTACCTTGATCACCTTGTAACGCCCAAACAGTGTAACCACCAGCTAGCCCTAATTTTACAGTTCTTGGGCTGCTCGTTTCTGTGGATATACTACCAGAACCATCGTCTGTAAATATTATAGTCTCTCCACTATTTACCGTTTCGTTTGCACCTGCATCGGCTTGTAATACAAAATTTGTAAATCCTCCTGATGGAGTTGACCAACCTCCGTTACCATTTAAGAAGGTGGTAGGGCTTCCACCTGCAGGCACATGACCTACGTTTGTTGACCCCCCATAAGCATTTGATGCAACTGTAATTGCTCCTGTAAATGGCCCTGCTCCTGTACCTGCTACAGTTATTGGGTCTCCTGTAGAAGTTGCGCCTGAGGCTTTGTCTACCGAAGTAACCGCTCCCGATGAAGCAAAGGTAATTTCATCAGACCCTGCGGTAAGGGTCATACCAGCTCCTGCTTTGAAAGCGATTGTTTCAGTTGTGCTAGCTTGACCTGTTTTAGCTCCAGTTATAGTAAAGTTTACATCAGTAGAGTTTTGTGTTGTAGTGACAGAGTAAGTTGTATCTAAATTTGCTGGTGGTATTCTGACATTGGTTTGTGAGCTTGATATATAGCCGACTACATCTGTAAGAGTAGAAGCGTCTGTGGCTGCTGTAAACTGTGAAAACTTAACTGACATATTTTATATTTTATGTTTCTGCATCTAAGCAATTAATCCATTGTTGATTTTCTTCATCCCATTGACAAATTTTATTTTCTGGCATTTCTATTGGCGGATACCATATCCCTTTATCCTCATTTAAAAGCCAAGAGTCATAAATTTTAGGAGGTGTAAAACCTTCTATTTCTGTATTCCAAAGATAACCAATTCCTGCGAAATTTTTTCGGAAGGGTGTATTGCCTAAAATATGTGTATTTTCTCTAGTGTTGAAAGAGGTTTGAATATAAGTTTTATTTCCGTACAACTTTGTTAAAAAAGCTATACCTAGTGACTCTTGTTCTTCTCCATTTTCATCTTGTAAAACAGAATTATTAACTACCAAAACTTGTGTTACCGTGTTATTTATATCTACTATTGCAAAGTGTGCCATTGTTATGCTGTATATGTTCCTGAGCCCGTATAAGTTAATATTGTTTCTAAACCGCTAGTTGTAACTGTTGGACTTCCTGTGGTTACTCCGCTGTAATTTTCTGTAAGCATCCTTAACACCACTAGTCCTGATCCTCCAGCTCCACCGCCATTATTTATACCAGAAGTTTCTGCATTACCCCCACCACCGTTAGCAGTATTTGCAGGTTGAGGTGCAAAATTGCTTCCCCCTATCCCGTTTATTGCATTGCCTCCTGTTCCATATGTGGTTGATGATCCTGTTATAGAAACTGCTAGACCTACGCCGCCTGGCTCATTTCCTCCCCCGTAGTAAGGAGCACTACAACCGCTATTAGCTGAACCTAATCCAGCAGCTCCACCGCCACCGCCACTACCACCAAAACCTCCTGACGCAGCATATCCTCCTGTACCGCCAGAAAATCCTTGGTTAGCTGTACCATTGCCTGCGAACTGAGTAACAGTTTCTCCTAAGCCGTTTGGGTTACAAGAGGTATATCCTCCACCTCCTGCACCAGATCCCCCATTCCAACTTCCATCTGCGCTTATAGTTGCAAATGTAGCCACAAAACCAAACCCCGCGCCACCACCATTTGATATCGTGGTAATTCCATCTCCTATTATAGAGGAATCTACTCCTTTTCCTGCAATAGTGGATGAACCTGCAGCAGCTCCTCCGCCGCCTGCACCTACCGTTATAGTGTATTCTGAACCTGTGACTAGCTCTAATTGTGTTTCTGAGGATGCGCCGCCACCCGATGTTGACCCAAAAGAGGTTCTAAGTCCTCCCGCACCACCGCCAGATCCTCTACGGCTTCCACCGCCTCCTCCACCAGCTAAAACAAGCCAGTCAATAGAGTATGCGCCGCCACCACCTCCACCTGGAGCTGTGTTCGGAAAAGCTGTAGAAATTCCTATACCTATCCCTGTTACCATAATGCAACTATATTCGTCGCAGTGGTATTAGTGCTATAAACTTTTTTAACTTGTACAGGAACAAAAGAACCCGCTAACAAACCTACAAAAGTAACATCATCGCCACCTGCAGTATCTACTCTCACATCACCTCCTACACCAATATATAAAACTGCGCCGTCATTACCGCCGCCATAAATTGCATAATTTTTTGGTGAAGCTGAAAATATTGCTTCTTTAACTTCGACTTCTGTGTCACTTACGACTCTAACAACTTCTGATTGAGTTGAATCAGAAGAGTTAACTACAATCATACCTGGTTTGATTCCGCATAAAGTGAACTTGAGTGTAGCAAAATTATCAAGATCAGTTCCTGTTCTTCCTGCGTCCACTATATATTTGTTTGTACCACCTGTTCCTGTGGTTGCCCCGCTAGGGCCTTTGACCATTATTTCAGGTACATCTGTATTATCGGAGGGGTTTACACTCCATGCTCTTGAAACTTGTAATTTTTGGTATGCCATTTTTTTATTTTTTATAAGGGAATATTCTGTTCAAGGTATCTCTACGCTCATCACAACCGCATGGCTTTCCTGTCATATCTGATACTTTATCTACAACAGCTTTTATACCTGTTGCTTTTGTTATTTTAGCTACCGTATCTCCTAAACCTCTTGACCTCATCTTTTACAAGTGCATAGTTTTCTTTCGCACCCTTCTAATTTAAAAGATAAAAGAAAGAAGAATTGATTCCAATAGCATTTAAATGTGTTTAAAATCTTTTTCATATTATTTTTTACATCCAAAATTGTTAGCATAATTAGCCATGGCCACTACAGGTTTAGAATATTTAGCTTTACTCTTCATTACTTTAGAGGCAGCAGCACAAGTTGATGTGCCTGGCATATTCTTTTTTACCCAATTTTTAAACTTCCCTTGATTTTTTTTCGCAATCATAGGGAAGCCTTTTTCCATTTTACCGTTAGCCATTACTTTTTGATTAAAGAGCTGATGTGATCTTTAACACTTCTTTTTTCTCCATGAGACTCATACATCATAGAATGATCTCCACCATACTTGTGACCATATAGTTTTTT